ATTAAAATTTTGCGCGACACATTGGACAACAAGGTTTGTTTTTCTTTTTGTCTTCAATCGAAAAATATGTCATAATACATGAATCACAAAAACGATGATTGCAATTTAATGTAAAATTTGGAAAATTTGTATGACAAATAGAGCAATTTTCCTCGCTAGGAGCTTCATTTTGCTTGATGTATTTTAAGTGATCCAATATTTTAGGATCTTTTTTCTCCAAATAAAATTCAAAAATATTAACAAATTTGTAACTTGTAATCTTATCCTCAAAAATTTCAAATTTACATCTCAAAGATTTATTCTCAATAAATCTTGCCAAATTAATAAAATTCTTTTTACACGCGATGGTGAACAATTGATTTATCCTCTTATTTGAATACTCCATGAGTGAAGACTCGATTAATTCATAAAATTTTGTGAAAGCAGTTGTTATACCATTTTCTACAAAAAGAGATAATACTCTATTGTAATCAGGGTGATAAAAATTAAGCAAATGTTTGTATTTCTCCAAATTCTCCAAAAATAAGTCCAATCGCTTATTAGCGAGAAATAATACAAGGGATGCTAATATAAATTCTTGTCTAGGATAAGCTTCCAATGTCGTCAAAATATAATTAACATTATCCTCACTTATTCTTGCTCCCCATGAAAAAAAATCAATTCCCTTATCAATACTCATTTTTTTTCTTAAACAACAAAGACAATGTCTTAAAGAAAGACTATACTTCCCTTCACATAGAGGACAAAGATTATCAATTGTGAATCCTCTTCCTTCATACTTCTTAATTCGATTCATTTCTTTTTCTGAAATAGATTTCTCCTGTGCACAATTGCTACAAGAACATAAACCATGGTAACTTTTTAAATGAAAGCGGTATTGGCATTTCTTTGCTAAAATATCTTCCTTTGTAGTATCCACGTAAATTAAAGATTTACCATCGTAAAAAACAGTATTAATTGTCAAATCAACATTATTGATTATTCTCTCAAATTTGTCATAATTGGTACCAACGTTGATCAATTGAATTTTCAATGACTGTTTGCAGCAATCGTTACAAACATAATTAAATTCACATATGCTCTTGGATTGGAATCTACCATAATAAATATTTTGAGATACCTTTTCAAATTGTTCTTCTTTGATCTTTGAGCAATTCGTTTTTTGATTTAGAGTTCTCTTGATTGCTTTGTAGGCTCTATCTTCGCACCAAATATCATAATCTCTTTCCCATTGCGATGTTTTGAAAAAAAGATCATGCAAAAGAGAACTACCTCCAAAAATTATATTTCCATTATGCTGGTCCAACAATTCGTTGATAATACTCGGGAAATCTACACCATCATATGGTTCAATTTCTTTACAAGGGACATTGAAGTATTTTGGTGAGACCACTTCAAATAAGGGTTCCATTGTACTATGAAGAGATTGTGGAGTTAATAATTTCAATTTTTTTAAATAGGTTGTTTTGGATTGGATAGGTTGTTTTGGATTGGATAGGTTAGTTGTTGAGATTAGGAGATGGGAGTGTATATTAAAGCTATCTCTATAAGATTTATAAAAAAATGAACAAGAAAATTATTTCTGCTGATAAGCTTCAAAGAATCTTGAATCAATTAATTCCATTAACGAATGAATGTGATATGAATAGTAAACATAGTGCAATGTTATTATGTGGTGGGAAACCCTATGTCAATGGATATAATCATAGAAGGTGCTGCAATAACAACCAACTAACTTTATCATTTCATGCGGAGATGCATGTTTTATCCAAGTATTTGAGTATGAACCACGAACATAGTTTGCGTGGATTAATGAATGATAATGATTTCACGCTGTTGAGTAGGGAAAAAGAGTCATATCTTTTACACTCCTCACAAAACAATGGAAAAACCTAGCAATAAATCACCTCGCTGTTTGCGAAAAAAATTGGAAATTGTAGTCATTAGAGTAAATAAAAATGGAGAATTATTGAATAGTAAACCGTGTAACACTTGTTTATATTATATGAAATTATATGGTGTGAAAAGTGTTTATTACAGTGATGAAAATGGAGATATGATAAAGGAAAAAATAAGCCAAATTGAAGTAGAACATAATTCAATTGGACATCGAAAATACCTAAAATATTTAGAAAATAGAAGGTGAAAAATAAAGTGAAAATTAAATATAAAACAGCGAGGTGAAAAATATTAAAAAAAAATATTTGTATTTATTAAATAAATGACTGAACAAATTAATGATTTTGAATTAGAAGAATTTAAGAAACTAGTACATCAATGGTTATCTTATGATGATGACCTCAAACAATTGAAAAAAGCGGAGAAAGAAATAAACGATGCGAAGAAGGCATTGACCGAGCCAATCATGGCTTTCATGGCGAAAAATAACATTGAAGATTGCAATACTTCCAACGGCAAATTAAAATATGCAGTCACTCAAACTAAAAAACCAATTAATAGGAAATATTTAATCGAAAAAATATCTACCTACATGAACAATAGCAAAAAGGCAGAGGAGTTAACTGTCTTTTTATTTGATAATAGGGAAACTGAGCAAAAAGTTAATCTAAGACGAACTTTTAGTAAGAAAATGATTGATTTATAGCGTTTGTAATATGAAAATTTAATATTATAATCCACTATGATTACACATTTAATATTCCAACTTCTTGACAAATTTAAAATTGGTTCAAATGGATTTCGCAAAGTTTTAGCTGCTATCATTGGTTTGATGATTTTTGGATTATTATTTGCAGTGGTTAAATTTATGAAAATGGAAATTCCCAATTTTTTGAGAAATTTAGCCATTTTAGCTGGTATTGATTTAGGAGGTTTCTTTTTCTTAATGTGGAAAAACAAAGGAAAAGAAACTGGAACTGATAATAGCCAAAATAATGGAAAGGATAAAGAAGTGAAAATGGGAACACCTTCTAAGAATGTGAGAATGGCTCAACCAGGAGGTATGCCTCAAGTTGCTCCTGGGGATGATGAAATTGAAGATGATGACGAAGAATATATAGAAGATTTTGAAGATGAACAATTTGATCTACCTGATGATGAACAAGATGAACAAGAAATACCCTTGGAAAATGGTGAAGGTGAGCAAAAATAATAATTTTTATTTTACATTTTTTAGGATTTTAGATTTTTAGGATTTGATATTCTCTTCTTAACAATTTTTTAGTACCCAAATATCCATCCGAGATGTTTATAGATTTTAATCTATAGCCCATCTCTTTAAAAATTTGTCTAACTATATTTACGCCTGGAAACTGCTGTTTATCAATAGCATTACTGTGGAGAGCGGTTAACTTACTACTGGGGAAAACCTCCTTAAGAGTATCCTGGAGGGTGAAAAGCTCTTTTATTATGTGAGGATCATTTAACGTATCAAAAGGAATAAGTTTTCCATGAGGATGACCTTGAATCCCAATTATTTTACATATTTTGGCTAAAAGATTCTTTTGCTTCTCATCTTCCTTAGTCTCCTTATTATTATTTTTAAGTATGAAATCTGATTCTTTTTGAATTTTCTTTTTGATATCTTCAAAGTTAGCTTCATCACAATGAGGAATTTTAACTTGTTGAGTAGGCTGCGCTGGAAGATATATTACCTTTTCTATGGGCATGGGTGTGGTCGTGGGTTTGGGCATGGGCATGGGTGTGGTCGTGGGCTCCGATTTTTGAACAACATTAACATGAACTACTTGAGGGTGTTGTTGTTGGTGTTGTTGGTGTTGTTGAGATTTGTTATGAGAATTTTCTTTTGCCATTCTAGCTAACTTTGCCATCTTCATTTGTGTTTTCTTATCTTGAAAAGTATTTTTTACTACTAACTTATCTTTTACCATATGTTCTTTTATCTTATATTCTCCATTATCATTAATAAGATATGTTTTTAATGTTGACGATGACATTTCTTATTACTATGGAGATTTTTTTAATTGTCTCTTTTCTAAATTTTCTAAGAGCTCCTCGAAAAAATCTCTCCTTGTTTTTTTATTGTTTTTCTTATAGAAAACATATAATTGGGATAAATCATATTTGCTAAAACTATTTCTAGTCTTATCATAAGATTTTAGTTTGATGACTGGATATTCATGAGTCTCTATAACTATACCTCCCTCCATTAACTGATAATTGTACTTGTTCATGAATTTAAGATAATCTCTTGGTCTGAATGGAAGTTTTGATTGGATTGACTTGAGAGGGAGAGATGTGTCAAAATAATGGTAATCCTTCAGGGCTTGCTGTTGTGAAGGATTTAAAAAATCAAAGAGTTCTTCTTTTCTCATAAAATAATCTAACTTAATATTTTTATTATAAAATCATTATGTCCAAGAATATCACATATATCATAAATAGTTGATGTTTTACCCATAAACTCGCATTCTTCATCTAAATTGGCACCATATATCTTTAAAAGGACTCCCAATTGGGGTTGATTTAGAATGGCAGCTATATGAAGAGGAGTATAACCGTGTGTCTTCTTCTCCAAATTACACCCATAATAAATTAAATGGTGAACTATATCTTTATTCATTTTCGAAATAGCAAAATGTAATGCTCCAACTGGAGAAATATCTTTTCCCAATATATTTATTGACTTGTTGATGTCCTCATCTATCTTAAAATAATCCTGAGCAATTTTCTCGTAATTATTATTCAATAAATTAAAACAAGCACTTTCGTCATTCTCCATTATAGATTTAATCAAAAGATCCATATAAATCGCTCCACCAACATAAGAGGGTGCACAAACAATTTTTTTAGGGGCGAACTCCTTCTTGTTATAAGATATCTTTACTTTTAATTTCTTCCTTAAATTTTTCTTTTCCAAAAACTCTAATATCTTATCAATAGATTTGTTCATAAATAAACAATTGGTCATAGGGTTAATCATCTCCCTACTAATATTTAACCATTCAATTAGTGTGAGAATATTAAAATGCCAAACCATTGGCTTAGGATTCCACTCTAAGAGACGAAAGTGATTCTTCTCCTCATATGGAATACGATATAGGGGGTCAACTGGTGAGGGAATTTCAATGTATTTCGACTTGGATTTGGATGGGGATGGGGATGGGTATGAGTAAGATGTGTGGTAAGAAAATAATTTGATCTTGCAAAGTGTTTCGTTATCTCTAGGACACTTCACAAACTTTCTATAAAAATTCTGGATTTTGGAAGCTTGATAATTTTTCCACATTGTTAGAGGGATAATGAATGATAAATTTATTTCTTCAATTTGTATTATTTATATATTTTCTTTTAATTTTTATTTTTTCAATACTCATATTTTCAATACTCATATTTTTTCACTTTTCTATTCATCTAAGATTTATTTTTCAACATCTTATGTAACATATCCCCAATATACTTCTTATTCTTTGCATACTGTTCTTTCTTGTACAGTACGGTATTCTCTATTAATTTATAGTAATCTTCATTGCTTATATTGAGGCTTTTATCCATAGATTCACTAATCAAATTTTCATAAAGAATTGAACAATTTTGTAATCCATATATGCTAGCTAATTGTCTATCCATAACCATTGGCATATTAAGATTAACTGCTAGCGGTATTGTTCCTGTTAGACGTTGCCAATAAAACCAACCATTTTTTTTTGAAAGTGGAAGGATAAATTTTACTTCCTTTAATTTCTCAATCATCTTCTCCGTTGAGAGACCTGGATGAAAAGAAATATGAGGATTATTTTTCAAAAATGGATGACGACGACTTATGACTCTCCAATCCATTCGTCTCATAAAAACAAATATCTTATAATCTTCGTCTGGATATTTATGAAGAAGATCCAAAAGTAGATTGAGATCTTTATCATGTTTACGAATCGCTCCAATGATCGCAAGATTGGTAGTTTTTGAAGTCACTTTATAATGCAACTTGCTATATGATTTATAAAAAGGAGTTACATATATATTTTTTTGATTCAATTGAATAACTGGAGACATAAGAATATTCCATTTCATATATGGTTTCCAATGAGCTGCTTGATGTTGAATAAAAAGACATTTATTTTCATTTTGGGGTTGTTTGAAATATGGGTCTAAACGAATATCATCTGCGCTTGAAGTAAAAATGAAAAATTCAAAATTATCTTTCTTCTCTGATAGTGAATCAGTGGGCTCTATATTTAATTTCATATCAAACATCTTTTGATAATACTTCAGAAAAGTATATGGATCCTTATCTAAATTATAAAAAATTGTTAAATGAAAATGTTTTTTCCTAAAAATCTCTATAAATGTTCCAAAAATTTCTGTGTGTTTATTTGATAATTGAACTAAAGCGATATTAATCATATTATTAGTAAAATAAAAATACTTGAAAGAGGACGATCACAAACCAAAAAAAGTAAAAAAAATTATTTTTCTAGAAATTTATATTGTTAAGATTTAATACTATAATGAATGATTTTTTAATGAAATTTTTAATTATTGGGGATCAAGGAGTTGGAAAATCTTCATTAATAAGTAATTATTATCAACAGGTAGCACAAACCGTTGGTGTAGATTTTGTTACAAAAAATATTGTTAGTGGAGAGAGAAATATTAAATTACATATTTGGGATGCCTCTGGTAATTTGTGCTTTCTTAATATTTTACGAAGTTATTTTAGAACTTGTATTGGAATAATTTTAGTTTTTGATCTAGGAAGAGTTGAAACTTTTAACAATATTGATTTTTGGATACAACAAATTTCTATGGAAAATAATCGTTATAGAAAAATGATTTTGATTGGAACCCATTGTGAAAAAGTAAGAGAGGTAAGTGATGAAATGATAAGAGAAAAATGTAGGATTTATGGAATAGAATATTTTGAGCGAAATTTGAACTTTTCCATTGATCTTTGCTTACTAAAATTATCCTCTAGTATTATAAGAGATCGCCAAAGGAATCCAGGTATAATGAATAATTTAGAGGGTTTTAGAGGTGGTCATCAAATTACTAATACTAGCGACTATATTCGATTTGAAGATGGACTAGAAGAAAATGGAAAAGGCGAAGATAAATGTGACTTGTGTTGTCAAAATAATTGTTCCATTCTCTAATTTTTTTTAGTAATTATTAAATAATGAGCTATGCATTATTTTATAACATTGAAACTGATGATGTTGAATTATATCCAAAACTTGAGGATCACACCATAAGTGTAAAAGATATTGAAAAATATCTAGAAGGACTAGATAACGCTGGGAAATGGGTTATTTATGATCACCTACCAACGGAGGAAGATATTGATGATTTTGAAAAATTATTGGATGATGATGATGATGATGATGATGACGATGGTGATGGAGATGCCGGCGATGATTGAGGAGAATGGAGGTGATGATTGAGGAGAATGGAGGTGATGATTGAGGAGAATGGAGGTGATGATTGAGGAGAATGGAGGTGATGATTGAGGAGAATGGAGGTGATGATTGAGGAGAA